CGCCAACATTAAAAGAATCATCATAAGGAATTGGATTTCCTGAACCTGCATCCACGTGCGTATCCCTTGTTCTATCATCAAATGAAGATATCCATTCTTTCATCATTTGCGTGCCCGGAAATATTGTCTTAGCCGATTCCATAGTTCCAAAATTAGCGGCGTTTGTCGCCTCTGTACGAACTAAACGTTCCGATTGATATTGTGAATATTTATTAAATTGACTTTTTAATATACGTGCTTTTTCAACATTACCTAAAATCATAAATTCAGGATCTCGAAATAATTGTTGCGTTATTTTTATCAAAGTTTCTTTTGCAGTTCCGGCGACTAAAGTAACCCTTTGCGCACCCACCGCCGAACCGAACGCCGCAAATTTATTAGTCCATTGATCGACATATTCCGCAGGGTTTACGCCCTTTTTTATGTAAGTATCATAGTTTTTTGAATACCATTTTGCAAATCGCAATCCAATATCCAAATATAAATCTCTATAAATATCTTGTAAATCTTTACTATCAAATAAAAGTTGATTATTTGTTTGGCCTTCAGCTAAAAAAGAATTTACGCCTTTTTCATATTCGGTTTTATAATAATTTTTAACCTTTGATAATTGGCGCTTTTCTGCTTTGTCTAATTCTTTTTCAAAATCACTTTGCCATTTATTTCGATCTATCTTCATAAGTTGCAACCTTAATTCCTTTTAATTCTTGTTTAGGTTTTTCAGTTTGTTTTAAAAACTTTGATACGTCAATATCAACCGGATCAATATTTCCATCAACTTTATTTGCATTAACCGGAATTAAATTTGCCGGAATGAAGTAATCGTTTAGTACTTCATTTTCTTCATCCACTCCGTAAGACATTACAGAACGCTTTTCGTTTGGCGTTAACCACCACGCTTTTAATAATTGATCGACCACCTTATCCGCTTCTTCTTGCAATTCAGGGATAACAGTAAAATCAAATTCAATACAAAGGTTTTTCCCAAACCTCGGCGTTAACCATCTGTTTAATTCATCTTTTATTTTTAGCAATTCAGGAATAACAGCGTTTTGATAAAGTGCTTTTTTAGCCTCGCGCATATTATTGTAAGAACTAGAATCGGTATTATTTAATAATTGTACCGGTACATTATAAATATTACATAAATCTTTTACAGACGCATTGTATTGCTCAATTAGAGAAATATCCGAAGCATTTAAACCAAAGTTAACCCACGATAATTTTTTCGGTGTGATAATAACATCACCGGCATTGCTTGAACCTGAATGATTCTTTTTAAATTTATCTTTTAATTGTTGCGCTTGTACTTCGTTTAAATCGCCCTCTTCAGACATTAAGACACCCCTTGCTGTTTGATTTTGTAAATATTTTACCCCGGTCGTAACCGCTTCATTGTTTGTTGTTAATGTTCGCATTCCTGCACGTAACGGCGACTGTCCATAAAGATGCGCACCCGTTCCATCATAATTTGGGTTAAAATCTCTTATATGGCATATTTCCGAAGCCGGAACCTCAAACGTTCCATTATAATTTACTTTATAAGACTTGACCGGATCCATAATCCCGCCGCTAATTATTTCCATAACCTGCGAAGGCATTACATACATTTCAGTAAATTTACCAACCTTTGGCCCGCTATCGGGCCCTAATCCATAAATATACCGGTTACCCGTTAATTTACCGAATGCAATTATTTCAGTAATCCAAGAGTTATAAGATTGGCCCGGGTTTGGGCGCTCTAATAAATCGTGCAATTCTGTATTTTCTAATTCAACTAATGATTTCTTTTGTAATAGTGCCGCTTTGTTTATTGTAGTACTGTCAATTGTGCCACTTGTTAACGCCTTAAATCTTTTATAATTATTTTTATCTTTAATTTCGTAAACCTGAAATGGAATTGTTGTTGCCGCCTTTGTTATTAAATTAATTAGAGAGTAAACCGTTGAATTTTTTTGATAACCTTGACTTATATAAGCATCATCGTTTTCGTTGTTCCATACAATCGATTCACCTAAATAGTTATAAATTGCTTTGTTGTAATTTAAAGCCGTTTTTTGTGAATTCTTTTTACTTATTACCGATTTTAATCTGTCTACAAATGAAGCCATATTTTATCTAATCTGAAATTTTGGTAAAAATACAAAATTAATAATTGTTTTATACGATGAAAAAATTGTTGATTAAGTTCCTTTCAATAGCGTATGCCGTTACATCAATATGTTCATCGTGTTTTGCATTTGGAAACGTGCTTACTTGCTGTAAAAAGGCTTCATTCCATTTATCCTTTACTAAAAAAACACGTCCGCCTTCTATAAATGGCGAAGATGCTCGGGCCCTTTCTATTTTTGAGTACCTTACAAAGTTAGTTTTTAATTCGGATACATTAAAATTTGTTTCACGCCTTAATAGTTGCACTAATGATTTACCGGACGCCTTCGGCTCGACTAATATTTGCGTTACATTAACACCGCAGGACTTAACAAAGTTACCTATAAAAGATTTTAATTCAGGCATTTCTAAATATTTATCAATGCTTTTATAAATGTAAAGATTATCACCACTTTTACCGCTGATTTGTATTCCGGTTGGATCATTCTTTGTGTCTTTTGTATAGGCGCCATCAATATACATTTCCCAAACGATATCGCCCGGTAATTCCGCCTTATTAATAACATTAAACCAACCTTTACGCCACTCGCCACCCTCGGGAGGTGTGGGCAATTGCAAATATTGCCCCGAAAACGTGTATCGATCCGCTTGCCTGATCGCTTCTAATTCTTTAAAAGTATGTTTTTCGGGCCATAAAGGAACATTTTCTTCATCCAATGCTGACAATTTTAAATGATGCCATTCTTCACCGGATCCGCCATCTAATAAATAACCGCTAAGATCTTCCTCGTGCAATCGCTGCATAATTATAATAATAGGAACGTCCCTGCTGTTAACTCTTGACCTAATTGTCGTATTGTATCGGTTATTAATAAAACTCCTTCTAACGTCGGATAAAGCATCGTCAGGCTTCAATGGATCATCTATGATAATAGCGCCACCACTACCGGCGCCAAATCCCGTAATTGCACCACCTGAAGCCGTAGCATAAACACCACCGCCCTCGGTTGTGTACCATTTCTTTTGGCTTTGTGAATCTTTTTTCAATTCTATATTCCAAACACGATTGAAAGCATCTGAATTAATATATTCTTTTGTAGCCGAACTATTGTCCAAGGCTAAAGCATCTGAATAAGATAAATGAATAAATTTTGAAGAGGGCCTTTTAGCCAAAGTCCAAGCGATAAACATTTTTACCGCGAGTTCTGTTTTGCCATACCTCGGCGGTATGTTAATAATTAAGCGCTTTATTTCGCCACTATCAACGCGCTCTAAGGTATTAACTAAATTTTTATGAAAGTCAGCAACAATAAATTTCTTACCGGTATTCTCTTTGAAGATGTAGCGGGTAAAAAATAATAAAGAATTTTCGCATTTATCTTTTATGATTTGATTAATATTCATCATTTAAAATATTATCTATTTTCTTTTGTGCCTCTGAAGATAATTTTGTTGTTGATACTTCGGCGGTCATTTCAACTTCACGCCTTTCGATATAACCTCTTTTTTTGCCTTTTGTTTTTAAATAGAATATTGTAGCCGTTGTGTTCCCATCTTTTATTTGTTTGTGCAATTGAGATTCTGCAAAATCTAAAGTTATATTTTGTATATCATCAACCTGATCTTTGAATTCCGGATCACGTGAATAATGCCCGTAAAAAGTAGATCTATTACAACCAACTATTTTGCAAGCCGTAGTTATAATTCCAAGCGATTGTTCTAATGCTTCTAAAAGATTCTTTTTTAATATGTTTGTTTTTGCTGCCATAATACAAAGTTAAATAAATAAAAGGAAATAAAAAAACCCTTGATCCAACAAGGGTTTGAGTTATTTTAAAGAAGGTAATAACAGAAAATAAAACGCCGCTAATATTAATATCATTATTGAAATTATTAGACAAGTTTTACAAAACTCTTTTAATGTTTTCATATTGTTTTTAATTAATTACTTCGGTATATGTTATGGTTTTTTTATAGCTTACAACATCTGCATCAGGTTCTATTTCTTTTATAATACCTAATACATAATCCACGCAATCGGTTGTATGCCTTATTTCTATCTTAGAAAAACCTTTTAATGTTTTTGTAAAACACACATTGTAGTATTTATCTTCAAAATTAAAAGTTGATATTGATTCATATATTTCAAAATAAGAATTATTATCCGCCTTATATCCAAAATCTTTACAGTTTGTTTTTTCTTTAAACTCTTTTATTATTTGTTCTAAATCCTTCATAGTGTTTTTTTATTTGTTTAAAAAGTGATGCGGCCGGACTTTACTAACCAACGACGATTTTATTAAAAGTTAACCGCACCGACTTTTTTTAATGGGGTTTTTACACCCCGTTGTTTTTTTTATTAGATTAATACTACTTTTTGTTTTGGAGATATTTCACAAATACCATCAATACCTTCTAAAGTTATTTCGATATGCTTTTCTGCAACCGTTTTATGTTGTGTTCTGTGTGCTCCGGTGGTTATAACCTCTGATACTGTTAAAACTTTATATGATGGCGAAGATTTTAGTATACTGTGCGTTGCTATTGAGTTTGTACAAGATGCAGGATAATGCATTGCAAATTTTTCAGAAATAGTAAATACTTCTCTAACCTTTATTGTCATTCCTTTCTCAATTTGTGTTGCTGCAATTTTCATAATATATTTGTTTTTGTTCTCTGCAAATATAAAAGAATTCTTTTAATTACACACTATAAATGAAAAAAAATTTTACTTTTATTTAATATTTCTTTTTAACGGCCGCACATATCGCAAACGGTTTTTTCGCCATCTTCAAGATCTTCATTGTTTTCACTATCATCATCCGGTAAATCAAACACCGGTAAATCAACCCCCCACTCAACCAATTGTTTAACATCCCATTCATTCGCTAAAATATCCCAATCCCACTCGCCAAACCCTGAATTGTCTTTAATTATAAATTCACGTTTTTGCGCTTCAGTCAATCCGGTTTCTATATGAATAGGTATTTCAAACAACCCGGCCGATTTACACGCTTTTAATCGCATATTTCCGCCTAATATTGTCATTGTTTCATCTACTACAATAGGACGTATTTTGAGCATCCAAGGCGCTTTTTTTATAGATTCAACTAATAGTTTAAATTTAGGATCTTTTATAAACCTTGGATTGTTTTTTGTTTCTTTTATTTCTGCAATATTTACAACTTTTATCATTAAAATAATTATATAATTATAACATTAGACCTCCCAATATTTTCTATAAATATACAAATATAGTTCCCAACATTTGTCGCAGGCATCGGTATTGGTATAAATAATAGGCGAACAAATTATCTTATTATTGTCGTTTATTTCAACTTTCAAACCTTTTGTTGTTGGTTTTACATAAACTTTTATATTGTTCTTTAAACACCATTGCATCGCCTTGTAATGCTGTTCACTTACTTTTTTATATTTTATTATTTTTTTCTTTGCCATTAAAAAGGAACTTTATCATTTTTTATAATATTTTTATTATAATCAATACTAATATCTTTATAAATACCGCCACAATTAAAATCAGGTGCAATTTCAAATTCACCCAATTGACCGTTTTCTTTTCGCTTAACTTTTTCAACATACATCTTAACAACATCCGAATCATATTTTGTTTTTTGGCCAATACATCTAAATACAATCATACCGTTATATGCTTTGTTAAAGAAATCAGCACTTCCGGAAATATCATAAAGGGTTGGTTTTTTATAATTACCGTTTTCACTTTCTATTTTTCTTGGGTGGGCCACTAAGAATAAGTGAACGTTTGTTTGTTGGCAAAATTGCGTAATTAATGAAAGCGCTTTACCTATGTAAGAATGATCTTTTTGGGCCGAATGATCTAACATATTCCAAGGATCAATTACAACTAAATTAATACCTTTTTGAAACACTAATTCCCGAAAGGCGTTTAAAATTCCTTCTAAAGATAAATTTTCTAGGTCTATTTTAATCCAAAAAAAATGGTCTTCAATAAAATCTTTTGTATTGTTTAGATCTGTATTATCGCAATTCTTTTCGTTTAATTTATTAGCTATTCTTTTAATATGCCCTTCATACGGAAATGATTCCGGCGCAAACATAGCGCAGCGCATATCGTAATTAACCGCCATATTGCAGCATATTTGATCCACTACGTCAGATTTTCCCGAATTAGGTATTCCGGTTACAACTGTCCACTCACCAAAAGCTAAACGGAAATAATCGTCAGAATTAGGCAATCCAATAGAATAATTTTTAACACCGTTTTCGTTATAATTTAGAACATTTTGCCAAATATCATCTATATTTAAAACGCCTTCTAAAGGAAAGTTTTTGCTGTCCTGAATATAATCCCTTAATGCTTGGCTACCTTTTTCAATTAATACTTCATTAGCATCCTTGTAATTGCCAAATTCGACATATTTACATCGGTACGCTCCAAACCTTCGGGCTAATTCATTTCGTAATTCTAAACCGGCTTCGTCGTTATCAGTACATAAAATTATTTTTTTCTTTGTTTCAAAGTATGAAAAACAATTATCTAAATATTCCAAACGGGCATTTCCTTTTGATGCTCCATTTGGCACGCTACAAACTGAATAGATTCCGCATTCGTGCAAACTTAATGCATCAAGTTCACCTTCAACAATATAAACAGTGTCCATTTCTTTTATGTTGTCTAGTCCGTAGAAAACAAGTTCAGCACCGGAAACCATTTTGAAATTTTTTTCAGCATCCCTAAACTTTACGTTAACCAATTCCTTTTCCCGGTAATAATTAAAATTTACGGCCCTTCTTTCTTGCCCGACTTGCGGAAAGTATTCTTTCGATTCGCCAATTTTCCAATGGAGCAAAGTTGATTCAGATATTTTACGGGAATTAAACCATTTAATTAATTCGGCACTCAAATTAAGTTCTATTTTTCTAGGCTTTACAAATTCCGCTTTTTTCTGAAATTTTGTTGTGCCACTATAGCCGCAATTATGGCAATTAAATAATCCTTTGTCAATATCAACGCTCAAAGATTTATCTCGTTTATTTTTACGTGATTCGCTACATTTTGGGCATTTTGTTTTTGTTTTACCGGCGTTTTTATTACCTAGATCAATATTAAAATCGTTAAAAGTTTTCATTTTTGTTTTGTTTTGTTTCGGCTAAAGTAAAAGAATTTTTTTAATTACAAGATGTTTTTATAAAATATCTTCAAACATTACGATGCCTTTTTTTCTTACTAATTCAATATTTTCTATAAATTTATTGACAAATCCACTTAGCAATATATTATCCGCCTCGCTTAAACCGGCCATTTGTTTAATCATTCGATCTTTTTTCTTTGTTGCATTATGTAAAAAATGTTCGTTGTTATCAGACAAATGATCAATTGAATTATTGACACTTTTTTCTAAAGCATTTTTAAATAAATTAGCTTTGTTTTTTACCGGGCCTTTCATTTTATAATCATCCATTGTTGCCAATATAAGATCTAAAAGAAGTAATAATTCTAATCCGCTTTTTAAGTTTTTGTTTTGTTCCTGCATTTTGTTTTTTTAATATTTAATAAATTTAATTTTGTTTTTAATACCGTTGAATTCTTTTTCGAAATACGCCATTAATTCAATATCATTCGAAGATCCATTTCGAGGTTTACGCCCGCCAATTCTTAATTCCCCTTTTAAATCTTTTACTTCAGCGAAAATAATACCATCATAACACGCCCAAACAACAATTGGATTTATTTTTTTATCTATTAATTTGATTAACTTTTTAACAGAAATTGGCAAGGGAAATGCATTTGCCATATTTCTTAATCTTCCTTTAACTTCTACAAAACCCAATAGCTTGTTTTTACTGTCATATATTTTAAAATCTATATCATTACACCCTAACTTATCAAAAGTACCGTTAAAGGGTTTTAAAAAGGCTTCTATAGCCTTGTTTTCTCTTTCAATATCTTTTTCTTTTTCAAATCTCATTATTTATTAGTTTTTACGTAATCTTTTAATTCGTTAAATTCATCTGTTTGCATTAATTGTTTAATATGGAATTCGAACAATTGGCCCGCCTTTGTTTTTGCGCCTAATTCTTTTACTCCATCTGAAGGATTGTTGTAAATAAAATAATTGATTAATCCTTTTACTTTTGAATATCCAACGGGTTTTGATTTTGCCTTTTGATTTAACATAAACCGGTCAATGTATTTAATACCGTTTTTATCTAAGTTTCTAAATTTTAAAATTGTTAAAAAATTTGTTTGCCAAAAATCATCGCTTCTTAATTCCTTAGTTACTTCATAAACTTTATGTAAATCGTATTTATCAATCCTTTGAATTTTATCTAAACAATCCAACCATTTGTTTTTTTGGTTTTCGCCTTTTGGTTTATACTGAATAGGAAATAATTCTACAAAATGCGGAAATGCCTTTAATGTTATTTCATTGTATGGAGGCGTTTTTGATTTTGTGGCACTTCGTACATTAGTATTTCTTTTATTAGTTATTACATTAGTGTTTATAGTATTACTTTGTTGCGGATTAACCGGGCCCGGTTTTACCGCCGCGGTTTTACCGCCGCGGTTTTTGCCGCTCCGGTGAGTTTCCTTGCTATTGCTAGGTTCTTCATTTAAAAAATAGTTGTATCCTGCAAATTTACCTTCATTTCTTAACTCCTTACGTACTAAAAACCCTTTGTCTATTAGTTCTTTCAGTCTTTTGTTAATGGCATCTTTACCATCTTTAAAATGCCCACAAATAAATTGAACGGTCATTTCTGTTTTTGCATCGTGTGAAAAAAGCCAACAATATAAACCGGTAGCACTTGCCGAAATATCTTTGTGTCGGAATATGCTGTTCGGTACAATTGTAAAGAAATTAAATTTTGAAGGCTTGTAAATTTTGTTTATTTCCATAATAAAAAAGAATTACCCTATCAAATCAGCGGTTGCGGGCGCGTCATCAATAGGGTTTCTATTAATATTGTATATTCTTACCGCAACATAAGAGGTTTAAAAAGAAAGTTGTTTATTATAAACTGTAATTATTTTTTATAGTATCACAGAATGATCGCAAATTTATAAATATTTTTTGGATATCTACGAAATCAATTGCCGAATCTTCATATTTTAAAAACAGTAATTCAATTAAAAGATCAAACTCCACGTTTGTACATTTGCCTAATAAATTATAAGTTGTTTTTATTTCTTTTTTATCCCTTCTAGTCCAAATTATTTTTTGATTTACTTCATCAAAATAAACATCATTGTATTTCATTTTAAATAAATTTTAATTAATTAATAAAATAATTATCAATTGTTTCCTTACAATCTACAAAATTATTGTGGCATTTTACCTCCCAATTGCTATTTTTAAGCCATTTAAGCCATTTAACTTGGTTCGGTGTGGGTTTATTATACTTATATTTTAATTCAATCGCTAATCCATTGTTTTGTTTGTTTGGCGTAAAAATTAATAAATCAGGAATACCGGGTTTTGCTCCTAAATATTTCATTTTAAATTGTTCAAATGGCGACCTTTTTCCTTCATTCATTGGATGCGTGAAAATTGCATTAGGGTATTGCATAATTATGTAATTCATAACAGCTTTTTGAAGTAAATCTTCGCCTTTTAAATATTTTTCAAACGGGTTTTTTCTCATAATTCTATTTTCTTAACCTATTTAATTCTATAATTAAAAGATCTTTTGCAATTTTAAGAAATTTATATTTGTTTTCTGTCTTTTTTTTGATTAAATCCTGAACGCTCAATTCGTTAAATACTATTTTACGCAATCTTTCAAACTCATTTTTGAAATGAAGGTCGCCATTAACCCAATCATTAAAATTTTTCATTGAGTAAATAACAGACGTTCTGTCCCTCCCGACAATTTCACCCACCTGCTCCATTGAATGTTTTGTTTTGTTTAATGACAACCAATAAAAAGCGGCCCTTGCCATTACAATTTTTCGTTTTCTAGTATTTTCTGTAATATCTACATCAAAATGTATATTTACTTTTTTTATTAAACTTTCTAAAACCATAATTATAAAATTAAACTACCATCATTACTAAAATTATTCCAATTGTACCCGGAAATTATACCGGTTTCAACGTATATTTTCCAATCTGAAAACGCTTTTTTCCATCCCATCGATCCGCGTTCAATCATTTCCTTACTTAATCCGTAAACTTCAACAGAAAACGGGTGATTTGTTTCAACGGCGATAAACCTAAAATTTTCCGTAGGAATTCCCAACATTTCAGAATAAAAAGCCGCTTGCAGGTGATAACCATATTTGTAAATATCTCTTAAAAACACACTTGGCGAATTGTCTTGGCAAGTTTTAACGTCAGAAATAAAATTTTCAATTCGGTTTAAATTGTCGGGCCTTACTCTAATTTGAATATCTTCATATTTGTTATAATGCGAAAGTTCAATTTCGCCTTTACAATATTTTTGAGCCAATTCGTGTTTTCTGAAATTTTCTAAAATCTTAGTTATTTTGTAATGTTCGTCAGATGCTAATAAAAGTTTTCCTTCGGCCTTTTTTGTTTCAATCTCAAAAGCCTCTTTTCCGGCCTTTGTGCGCTTATCTATCTTAGGCATAACGTGATAATCTTTGTAATACAATTCAGGCTCTAACATTGCACAATGAACCGCAGATCCTAAAGCCATCGCCGAAGATTCAAAACGTTTTTGATTTAAAAAGTGATAAACCGATTTTTTAAATATTGTTTTTAAACCGGATGCGCTTATTCCGGGCGAAGCGTGATAAATTTCGTTAGTATCAAATTTAGTTTTCATTTTATTTGTTTTTTGTTTTCGTTAATATGTAATTAGGTTTTTGTTTAATTGTTTCTTTTAACTCTTTATTTTCTTTTTCTAAGGCGTCAACCCTGAATTGTAAAAATTCGATTAATTTATCCATAATGTTTTTTATTTTTTTAATTTACTTGTTAAAAAATCGTATAATTCCGCAGCATCTAAATTTTCGCAGTCTGTTAATTGCTCGCTTATTAGATAGCAAATTGCACCCTGAAAATCTAACGGGCTGTCTTGGTCGTAACCACTCGCGAAATCATTCTTTGCACTTTCATTTGCTTTTTTTACTATAATTTTCTCAATATCTTTATTTTGCATAATTTGTTTTTGTTTGTTTTACACTTCAAAAGTAAAAGAATTTTTTCAATTACGCAATTAAAAAGCAAAAAAAAATGCGATTCAATTAAGAACCGCATTAATTTTATTTAAAATTTACTAATTAAAAAGGTAAATCCGATTTTTCATTTGTATTGTTATTATCTGTTTTAGGTTTCCAAGTATTTAACTCGGCATAACATTTGCCGTTTTTACTTCTTTTTAGATCAATGTTAACCCATCCATTAGATGCGTTTGCCTTAATGAATCCGATTGCCTCATCAACTTTTAAAGAAACTGACGCTAGTACAAATTCAGGTGCTGAATCATTTCTTTTTACTAAAAATCCATCTGCAAAAATCTTGTCCTCTGTTTGTGTGCTCATAATATTTACTTATTTATTTAAATTAAACTTACTGATTATTTTTTCTTTATATTCTTTTTTCATTTTAAACGTGGCTAAAACTTTTTGCGCCTGAACTTCAGTAGATTTTAAAGTTGCGTTTAGTTGTGTTTCTGTTAACCATTTACGATCATCCGTTTTTTCTTCTTTTAAAGGTGTTTTATCGCTTGTATTTATAAAATCCGCATCCTTATTGTCGTCAATCAAAAAGCATCCATTTAAGGCATATTTGCGGGCGTAACTGCTCGAACTTCCAAAACTTTGCGAAATATCCATTCCTTTACGGTTTGGATCAATTCCGGCCTGCGCCATTGTATGAATTTGATTTTCGCCATCTGAAATAATTACTGTAGACTCCACAAAAATAATATCGCCTAATTGTTTTATTTCGTCTGAAATTGTTAAAGTACATTCGTATTTTTTTAAAAGAGGTTTCACAGCCTCTAGTATATCTTCACAGCTTCGATAGTTGTATTTTCCGAAATTGTTTCTTTGATTTTTTGGCGCTTTTAATTCGGCCTGAATTTGTCTTAGTTTTTCCATTTGTTTTTGTTTTTGTTTTGTTAAAGGTTTAAATCACCCCAAATTCCGGATAATAAAAAACCATTATTTTGCAATATAATTACTTCAGAAATTGTAAAAGTCATATGATCTTTTAATCTAGTTTTTAACGTGGGCCGCGTACAATTTAAAAGAGTGCAAACCTCGTAACGTTTTAGTTTTAAACGCTTCATTTCAATATTAAATTTTTCTTCAAACATATTTTTATGATTTTGTTACTGCGAAATTAAAAATAAATCTTCAATAAAACAAATATAAATGCATAAAAAAACCGCCTAAATGTAAATTAATACAAATAAGCGGCCGACAAACAAAAAATAATTAATTAGTAATTCGTACCGTAATAGGTAAATCGTTGTTATTGTTTGGCACGTGTGAATTTACTTTATATTTATTTGATTTTAGTAAGTAAGTTAGGCCATCAACAACCGAACTTTCTTCATCTTGAATATAGCCTAGCCAATTAAACCAAATTTTATTTCGTAATGATAAAGGCGTGGGGTTTTTCCCCCTAAAAGAACCTTCATACCTTATACAAAAATCCCTAAAATCATTCATTATACTTTGATTTGAAATATTTGAAATATTATTGAATTTTATAGTATTACCATTGATGAAATTATTGTCGCGGGTTCTGTACCAATTTGAAATAATAGTCGGCGCATCATCTTTGAATAAAACTAAACTACTAATGCTTTTATCACTACTATAATTATTGTCGCTTATATCTCTTTTTGCTTTTATAGTTATTTTACTTGACAAATCATCCGGCTCTATAAAAACAAAATCCTGAAACCTAGAACCTTGTTGATACAATCCGACGTTATCAAAATAAGTATTTTTATAATTTGCAGGTTGCGGACTTACAGTCCTTGTACTCCAAATTTCAATTTCTAATTCACCAAAAGAAATAACGGGCGCGGTTGTTGGCGTTTTTAAACTGCCGTCAACTGTTTGCCATTTATTAGTTGATTCTGAACCAATTCTATTTAAAAAATCACTGTTTTGAAACTCTTTATCTGTATTATTCCAATACTTTGTATTATTTGAATCGAAATATCTTATTTTAAATCCTACGGTTGTACCCGGTATAACTCCTGAAGATTCTATAAAAAAAGAAAATGTAAACTTTGTACTTTCTAAAACGCCACTACTTAAATTTTTAGTGTCAAATTGAGGCGCAAAAGGATTCGGAAACGGTACTTTTTCTGAAGTAATACATTTAAAATCAAAAGTTGTAAAAGTTGAAAGTTTTAAGGAATATTCACCATCTTTTGATACTTCATCTTTTACAATATTTGCACCGGTAATATCCCAATTAAAATCTTCATATTCAAAACCGGAATTATTATTCCAAAATGTTTTTTGAAATTGTGTCGTATTATAAGATCGTTCTATTTCCGAAATTGGCTGCAAATATTCCCGCGTTAAATTATTATCTAAAGGAATCAATTCTTTTGGCGCCGACTTTAAAACAGAAATAATTTCGGGCCCTTGCGATACTCCTAAATAATTAAATTTTTCAGAATTTAAAAATTCGTTATTAATAGATTTCAACCTAGTAGTAATTAAATTTCTTATGTTACTAGGCGGCGTACTAGCTGTATTTAATGTTAAAATATCACTTTTTACGGATTCATCAAATATATTTGAATTTTCAACAACGTACCATTTTCCCAAAGATTGATAAATACGCATATTGTAAGTTGATAATAATTTTGAAAGTTGATCCTTTGCATTATATAGATCAAAACCATTTGTTAATTCAACCAAATAGTTGTTAAAAGTTGTTACATTTGGATACTTTACATAAGAAACAACCGAATTAATTTCCTTTTTAAAGTTTAAATCATTTATAAATACAATATCTAAATCTAAATCTAAATTTTCAAGTATTTTTGAAATCCTTAAATTGTCGGGTGTGCTATTTGTTCCGTATTCGTTGTCATCAATTGAAACGGGCGCACTATAATTGTCTAAAGTACCTAATCCATCAAATGCATTTAAAGATATATTGAACGGTGCGGCTGTCATTAATTCTTTGAAGCGATCAACTAGCAAATAACCGATCCAATAATCGGCCCATACATTATAGGTTTGACTTTTTATAGGTTCCGGTATGCAATTTAAACTTTCAATTATTCCGCCATCTGCAACAACTCTTTCGCTGTATTGTGTCGGTACTGTCTTAAAGTAAGACAAACCGGAATCAATGCATTCTAAGGATTCAAATATTCCGCCATCTGCAATAACTCTTTCAGAAAATGTTTCTGAAATACTTTTAGAATATGAAACTTTTATTTGATACTCCCTTTCGTCAAATTTGTAAAATTCATCATATTTAATAGTATCGGTTACAAGCAAGTTTAATTGACAAACTGATCCAATTATGGGTTTATAAAAATCATTTGACGAATTCCATTTAATCACAACCGGTTCACCTGATCCTATCATCGGCAAAACTTCACCCGTATAATCTTTTTTTAATATTTCAACTTTTTTACCAAAACTTAAAATATCCGAAAATTCTAATCTATATTTTACTCCGTACGCCATTTGTTTGTTTTATTAATAAGTTCTTCCGGCGGTTTCGTTGGCCCGTTCAATTGCAATCAATAAATCTTGTCCTTCTAAACGAATTTCGCCAACTACATTCACGTTTTGAGACCCTGAATTCTTGCCTATCATTGCTTGTAGTTTATTTAATGGCGAAATAACTTCGGGGTTTGATTTTGCTCCCGGGTATTCACCAACTAATCCCATTGTTGGGCCGGAAACAATCCCACCATTAGCGAATGCCGTTGCACCTCCGCCGCCTCCGCCACCGCCGCCATCACCAATCTTACCGGCTTGTGCGCTTGCAAAAGCCCCTAATGCAACTAATGCAATACCACCTGCAATAGCAACCGCAGGATTTAAAGACTTTAAAGCGGTTACAATACCTTTTACACCGATACCAATTCCAATCGCTAATTTTCCTAATTGTGAAGCCATATTTCCTACAGTAGTCAAAACAACTTTCGAAAGTTTTTGACTTAAACTCCCTCCACTTGCTAATGCTTTACCTAATGATTGCCCTATTCCAATCGCCAAATCATTTAATCCGCCGGTCACTACTGCATTCATACCTTGGTTAAATTCCATTGCATTTTGCATTGCAAGGGCCCTTTGCTCATTTAAAACGGTTTGTTGTTCCTCCATTACTTCAGGAATCAAAGCAGTATCCGCCCGAATGCCATCCGCAATAGGTGTCAAAGGAACCTCTAATTCTTCAATTCCGGATGTTTCCGCTATTGGTCTACTTGTTGGTGTAGTGCTTGGTGTGGGTGGTGTTGTTGGTGGTGTAGTGCTTTCATTGTTGTTTTTTAAAGACTTTTGATCTTCTAAAGATTTTTTAATTTTATCTAAAACATCTTTTTTGTCTTCTAACTCTTCAATTTCCTTTTTTAAAAACCCTACATTTTTTAAAGTTTGCCCACCGTAACCTTCAGCAATTCTTTTCTGCGCTTCAGCTAATTTTTTTCTTTTTTCTGCTATTTTTTCTGCAACTTGTGCAATATTATTTTCTATTTTTTCTTGTTCCCCTAAAGATTTTTTAACATCACCTAAAGCGATTTTTTTGTTTTCTAATTCGTCAATTTCTTTTTTTAAAACTGCTACATTTTTCAAAGTTTGTCCTCTAAAACCTTCAGCAATTTTTTTTTGTTCTTCAGCTAATCTTTTTCTTTTTTCCGCTATTTTTTCCTCAACTTGTGCAATTGTTTTTAAATCTTTTAATGCTTTATTTTGTGCCTTTGTGTATGAATATATCGCAACCGTAATGGCTGCAATAGCAGCCGCAACCGCTAGAATTGGGTTTGCAATCATTGCAGCAGTTAACAACCTGAATCCTGACGCTACAATCGGCAACAACGGCCCCAAAGCAGCAACCCCAATGGCTAGTTTTCCAAATACTATAATTAACGGGCCGGCTATTGCTAAAACACCCGCAAATCCAACAATTAATTTTTGCATTGTAGGCGATAACGCTTTGAATTTGTCTGACATTTTAGTCAAAAAAGATCCAATTTTTTGCACCGCAGGAACTAAAGCAACCAAAATAACGGTTCCGACTTCAATTAAAGAGGATTTCATTTGATTTAATGCCTTTGTCATTTTAAAAGACGCCGATTTTGCTGTCTTTTTGAAGGCTTCATCAGTCGCGCCCATTGAATTAGTAAGGGCATCAAAAATTTCTCTATTTGTTTCTAATCCCGCACCCGTTAAATCTAAGACCCCTTTTAAGGCTCTAATGTTTGGAAATATTGCGGTTGTATCTTGTCCGGTTTTTGTCAAACCATCTTGTAACATCACTAACGTATCTAAAAGGCCATCGTTTCTAAGCGAATCCTGAACGCTTGCCGTACTCATTCCCATTTTAGTCAAAGCAATTTCAGCCTCGGCCGTTGGTTTTTTTAAAGATGCTAATATTGCGTTTAATTGAGTAGCACCGACTGCGGCATCCGTTCCCGTTCTTGACATTGCAGCCATTGCGGCCCCTAATTGATCAAATGAAATACCCATATTTGAGGCAATAGGAACAACGCCCCCTAAAGATCCGGCAAGTGCTGAAGCCTCTAGTTTACCCTCACGAACCGCAGCCGTTAAAATATCGGTTGCATCTGAAGCGCTTAAATTCTCCGCCCCGTATGCGTTTAATGCTGAAGTTGATAAATCCGCAATGATTTTAGTTTCACCTAATCCAATCGCCGCACCTTTTAAAGATGCTTCTAAAACCTCCATTGCGTCGGATCCGCGTAAACCCGCTGAAGTTATAAAAAATAACGCTTCGGCCGCTTCACCTGCGCTTTTACCGGTGTCTACTGCCATTTTCTTTGCAGTATCACCCATTTTTGCCACCTCTTCAGCACCAACCCCAACCAACGCCGTAATTGAAGTCATAGATTTATCGAAATCAAATGCCATTTTACCTGCAGCAACTCCAACCGCAACCAATGGCAACGTCAATCCGACTGTCATCGATTTACCAACGTTTTGCATCTTAGATCCAAACGCTGAAAGTTTAGAACTTGCCGAAGATAATGCGGAATTTAATTTCCTACTATCCCCGACTATATTTACTCTTAAATCTTGTTGCGCCATAATATTATTGATATGTAATTAGACAAAAATACAAAAAAAAAGACGCTTGTTTAAAACGTCTTTTTTACTTTCATTGAATTATACCTATCTAAAAATGTTTTCATTTCATTAGGCGTTGATTTTGGATCTGAACGTTTTTTCTTATGTTTAAGATCCGAAGGTAATTCGAATAATTGATCGGGTTTTAACATTTGAGATTTTTTTTGACAATTAACATTATAAACCATAACGGCCAAATATCGCGTTTGTTCCCAATTTAGATTAGTTTTATTGTGATAAGATTCCGACATTAGACCGTTTTCCCTCCACGTTTGCCGCCAAAAATTATCAGGCAAAATGCCAATTTGCCCAATATAATAATCGGTTAAAGTTTCAAAATTTACTACTTCTTTGACGGCTTCGGCTTTGCCGGTATCTTTGAATCATTGGTTAAAGAATTGCCTAATATTTTAGATTGTGCCATTGTATCAACAATTTCGTTAATAGTATCGGCGCTAATATCATCCAACCACGTACCCGCTGAAAATAAAGTATAATCAACATCGTTTCCTTTTTCTAGGTCGTTAGCTAAAACCGCTGAATAAATTAAGGCACGTAATCCCGTTAATGAAATACCGGATTCAAATATTGAACCTATTTCTTGTAATGAAATCCCCATTTGCTCCGTAAATTCGGCCCAAAAGTTCATAGAAAAGTGTAGTGTTTTTTTCTTGCCTTCGATAGTTATATCAATATAACCTCTTTTTTTGTTTGTCATTATTTAAAAGATTTGATTAATAAAAAATAAAAGGTAGCAAAATAAATTGCCACCTTTTTTATGTATAAACTAATAAATTAGTTTGAAGATTTTACAATTGCACCGGTCAATGTAATAGATCCGGAATAAGTAACCGCCGATTCCATTTCTGCCGACATCTCAACGCTTGAAAGAAATCCTTCAGACGTGAAAATTGAATCCCCTGCTTCGGCTGTTCCAAAAACACACGTTAATTGTGTACGGGCCAATAAAAAATCCGCCATTTCAATAACGTTTGAAGCGTCATCGTAAACAACCAACCCCTCGAAAGATAGTTCGCCGCCTTTTACGCCTCCGATATATTCAGAAAAACCCGCTGAATCTTTTGTAGTTGCTTCGGGTGTGTCCATTGACATTGAAAGTGAACAACTTGTAGTATGACCTACCGTTGCGCCCTCAACTTGTAATATTAAATTTGTTCCGTTAAAAACTCCGGTTGTAGCCATTTATTTTTTATTTAATTATTATTTAATTTTTTGTAAATATACTAAATATTTATTTATTTTATTTTTAATTACTAAATATAGAATTTAATAAATTTACCCTTGTTTGTTTTAAATAGGTAAAATTTACCCTTGTTTATTCTTTTATTTTAAAATCATTATAATCTAAACCTAAAAAAGAGTGAACGCCGTTACCATCAATATCAACCGCTTTATTTGCCCAACCGTATGGATGCCCTTGATCATCTGACCATAAAACATCAACGTGCCAAAACTCCGACAAAATAGGCGACTTTATTTCTTCGCCTTCTGAATCATATTCGCCAACCTCTAAAACAATATTGCCTAAATTTACAATTGTATGTTTATGCGTTGGGTATTCTTTGCCATCTTCATCTATTGCAGTCCCTAAAGCATTAATCTTTTTTTTTGCTTCTTCTTTATTTTTGAATTGATATTTTCCTATTTTCATTTTATAAAGTTGTTAAAGTTGTTAATTCTGCATCTGTTAAGGCTGTGTTATATAATTGAATTGCGTTAAAATTAGCGTCCCCTCTATTTCCAAGAGCTGCTTCTGATAATCTTATTTTTTGAAATGATTGACCACTTAAAACAGCAGTTAAATTGCTAATTAAGTTACCATTTATATATGAAGATGTTTGAACACCATTTTTATAAGAAAATGCAACCTTATATCTTGTGTTTTTTTCAACAATTAAAGTACTATTAAAATCCCATCCATCTCCGTAAAACCTAAATCTAATGTTTCCACTTACTAAAACAGCAAAAACACCCATCCACCCACTACCGATTGAACTTGAATTTTCAATAGATAAATATCGCGATGTTGAATCTAAAGTTTGTGGTTTAAAATCTAAAAATACAGTGCCCTCTGTTTGTCCTATTAAACTACTTACACCCGAGACATCCGATACATCCGCCACCCTTGTAACTGCTGAACCGCTAGTTGGTATGTAAGAGGTTGGATAAGAATTTTGCTCTAGTTGTGCGCCAAATATGTAAACTCCGCTTGTTCCGTCTCCTTGATAATTTCTTGTAATACCATCTGCAGAATTATACATATATATACTTTCTGACGTTGACGTAGCAACCCAAGTTATACTGCATATATAATATCCATTTGATAAATCAGTTATTTTTGAAGAAAGATAATTATTAGAACTTTTAATCACTCCCGTTGATAAATTAAAATATGCATCCTTACTTGTTTGTGTACCTAATACAAAGTAATCTCTTTCACCCTTTTTTACACAAATTGAAGCAGTATAATCATTTCCAACAGTAGTAGATGTTATACTCCTATACATAAAATGCCCACCTATACTACTATCTTCAATTAATTTAAAAGCACTTAAATCTCCTTTTGGTGATGTAAAACCACCTACAACACTCGAACCTGCTTTATTCCAATAAGCATTATCAAAAGATTCTGAATACTGTAATAAATTAGTGCTTTGCGGCTCTAACAATAAGCTAGGACAATCATTTACAACGCCATTAAGTAAAGAGTATTCCAACCTCGGAACCCCCGTTGCAACCGTTTCAATTAATCCGCTTGCGTTTACTCTAGTCGCTGAACTTGCCCTTGTGAAATCGAAATCCCCTATTCCATCGGTTGGTAAAACGCTGTAAACTTTACCGGCTTTATACCCCGAAGGTATCATTGCTAGTTTTGGTATTGGTGCCATATATTTTAATTTATTATTTTTAAGTATTCATTCATTACGCAATCCCTGCTTTCAATTATTCCGCTATCATCGCGAACGCGATCCGAATAATCCATTGCAAAGCTAACTGATTTAAAAGTATTATTAGTGTTTATAACATCTTGTGTTTTATCAACCTTTAAATTTAAAGCCGATTGTGTAGCCGTTGAAATAGGTTTATTTGCATCGCTTGTATTATCTACGTTAGAAAATCCTATGTTTGTCCTTGCGGCTCCGGCATCTAATAAATCAGAAAGATTATTTCCTTTTAACAAACAACCGGATAATGAATTTGAACTTCCGCCACTCACTCCAATTGTATACTCGACAAAATCGGTTAAAACTGTCCCCCCCGTATTTGTTGCCGTTGATTCAATAAACCACCAACCGAAAAAAGTAGCATCTTTTAAAGCCGGATTTAATTCGTATTCTTCTAAACGGGCGCCCGTTTTTGCTAGGGCCATATTTGCATAATTGCCTTGGCCGTATTGTATGGCAAAATTACCATTACTAAAACGGTATAATCTATGCCCTACTAAAGTGGTAGACCCTAAAGCTGTAATAACCCCGTTGTTGTCCCAAAATTTAACAAGGTTTGTTTCTGAAGAAACTATTCCCGTTCGTGATAATAAGTTGTAAGTAGTGTTTTGCACTAAATTAAAACTTTTAATATTTGGGTTATATATATCACCGGTTCCCCCAAACTCTAAAAGATTCCCCGCGGATACATCAAAACCTAAGTCCGTAGATCTACCGGTAACAACCTGATCTTTTTTAAATGGTATACCCTGCGCTAAAAGATATGAATAAACATCCCTTATACTATTTGTATAATGGCCTATTGGATTGTTTAAGTATTCAAAACCTATTATTTGATTTGTAACTAAATTAACACCAATACGCATCGTAAAAATTTTTCTTGTAAAATCTTCACGCGTCGGTATTGTTGTTTGTTGCTGTAAAACTCCGGCATTATCTATATAAACATAAGTAGATATTGATGTTAAATTGGCAACCGTTATATTTGTTGCTCCTGCATAATTAATTGTAAAATAACCTTGATCGCTGTTTATTTCACCTTTAAATGATCCTTGAGAAAATGTTGTACCTCCTATTGCTACGGTAGAAGTATAAGTTTCTGCAACTCCCGTACCTCTTGCCCTTAACAAAGCCGAATCCACTTCTTCAGCAAAATCTTGTACATCGGTTTCTTTTGCTACAATTAAATTAGTATCATCTAAAGGTACCGCGTTTGCGTTTTGGTTGCCCGTATTTGTTCCGCTAGTATTTGCTAACCTTGCTGAACTTGTATTGTCAAATGAAATTTTAGCATTGTTTGCTATTATATCATTAGTTTGCTGCGTAGTTATTCCAACTCTTGCATTGTTTGCAAGAATATCATTAGTTTGTTGTGTAGTAATACCAACCTTTGCATTGTTTGCTATTATCTCATTAGATTGTGCGTTTGTAATTCCAATTTTTGAATTGTTTGCAATTATTTCGTTTGCTTGCGCAGTTGTAATTCCAACCTTTGCGTTATTTACTGTTATTTCATCGGCTTGCGTGGTTGTTATGCCTACTTTATTCGTGTTTGCTAATACGCTTGTATTTGCTGAAACTAATGCTTCAGTATATCCAACCTTTGCATTGTTTGTAATAATTTCGCTAGCTTGTGCCGTTGTAATTCCAATCTTTACATCATTTAAAGAAACCCTTGTATCTAAGTTGTCAATATTTGATTGTAGTAAAATATCCGCATCAGTTCTTGAAGTTGTTTCCGCATTTAAAACCTGATTTGTAGCAGTTGAAACCGGTTTATTTAAGTCGCTTGTATTATCTACATTAGGCAATTCTAAAGTAACGTGATTAATATCCGAAACTTTTAAGGTATTGGCAACAATTTGGTTTGCCTGATTTACAGTGATTCCGGTTGTTGTAACTTGAACCGTTATTTCTTGCGGGTAATCCTGAACTATTACGGTTATATTATCCATTTGTTATATCTTGAATTACTTTTATAGTACCTTGAATATATGTTCTCACTAATCCATTAGGAAACGTCATTTGTATATCAAAAAAATAGTTGTCGGCTTTCCAATCTATTAAAAAAGGATCTATTGAAAAAATACCGTTAACGGCATCCGATACGGTTACCCCGTTTCCGTTTGTGATTTCTTTTTGAATTGCTCCAATTTTTGAATCATATCTAAACTGAATTTTAATTGCGGCACCCGTTAAATCAATAGGCGAACTATCTTCAGTATTTAAAAGAGTGAATTGCACCCCATCGTAAGTATCCCCTTTATATTGGTTGTCTATTTGAACTATTGCGGCCGTACTCATTTTTTTATTTTTTATTTAAAGCAAAAATACGAAAATAAAGATAAAATATAAAAAGTTATATTTCTATTTACTTTTTCCATTGTTTGACTATTTTTTCCGCTGATCTTGCGCCAAAATAACCACCATAAACCAAAAGCAGTAATGAACTAAGTAAATCAATCCATTTATTACTGATTTTAAAGCCTTCTAAAGAACTATCTAGTATTATGTAAATGAATAGGGTTAAAGTTAAAAATGCCAACGTTAAAGGACGTATATTTTGAGTTAAAAAACTGTCTGTATTGTTGTCAGATTCCCAACGTTTAGAAACTTCATTCATTTCTAACCTATCAAAATTTAATTCTTTTAAAAGCAATTCCCTATCTTTTGGCCCAATGTTTTCGTCTTTACTAATTTTATCCGCTAATAATTCTAAGGATTTTATTCCGGTAACGTTCCCGGCTATTGTAAGTATTTCAGGCGCTATATTGCTACCTTTTTCAACCAACCAACGCAAAGCATCACCAACCCTTGTTGTACCTTTTTTTTCTTTATAATCGCCCATATTTATTTTTTATTTGTTTTGTTCCATCTCGCAAAATAACCCCTAATATCTACGTGAGTAAATGTATTATAAATACCAATACCGCCTTTTTTAAAACAATTATTAAACATTAAAAAACTGATTTCTGCGGCTAAAGATTCCGGCAAAACATCATCGACTTTTAAATCGGCGGCTTTACCTTTTATATGTTGTGAGTTTTTAACCCCACCAACATTTTTATTGTGAACTTTGCAGCGGTATGAATTCGTTAAATGTATTGGCACTTTTAAGTAGTCCCTTAAATATTGCAAGTTATTCGCTAATTCAATAATATTAATTTTTACATATTCAGGCATTTTGCACCCGCATTTGCATTCAAATTCATACATACTAAAATTATCCGTTAACTTCATATATTTATTGTTTCTTTTTATTGTTTCTATATATATATATATATAATATTATCTATTTAAATTATCCTCTATTTCCTTTATACATTTCTTAAAATCATCCGATAAGTCCTCATATGGTATTACTCCACTACAACTACCCTCATTGTTTATCTTTAATTCAAAGAATTTGTTTTTATTTGATTTATTAAATACCTTTAAAACTGTAACAAATACTATAAATAAAATAATTATAATTAAATGTTTACCACCTGAATTAACTTCTAAATTATTGCTTGTATTTGGTCTATTCATCAACACCTTTTTTACTCCAACTTAAATCTCTCATTGTTTCTTTTTATTGTGTGCCTCCCTTATTTTTTGAATTGTGTAAATAATAGACGCTAATAAAAGTATTATTTTTAATGAATTTTCAACCGCCGAAAAACTAATTCCAAAGGTTAACATATTAATAAAGGCTAATTTCAAATCGCTATTATTCATTTAATTAATTTATTTGTTCTATTTTATTCGATATTTCAATAATCGCTCTAAAATATGTATGGTCGGATAGATCATCTTGCAAGTATTTAACGCCTTTATTAACTGAAGTAAAAACCTTAAAGCCGTTTGATGATAGATTTACATATCCTGAAGATCTTGTTCTAATTAAATTAAGACATTGTGAAACCATTAAATTGGTATCTAATTCGCCGCCATCATCTGAATAAAATCTTGTTATACATTCAATTCGTGTAATTGTTTCCGTAATGAATGAAGTTTGATTTTCGTTTGATTCGTCAGTCGATACGCCATAAACCCTAATTAACGGGTAATTTGCATCGGTTGGAATTCTATTGTAAACCGGAACCGTTGCGCTGTTTAAAGTTACCGAATTATTTAATTTTTCAATAATTCCTTTTCTTAAAAAATGAATAGCTTCTAACATATTTATTGTATTGATTTACTTATTCCGGTATTTAATCGCATTAATAAACTTTTTAACCCTTCACGTGCTGAACTAAAAAAGAAAGGCCTCGCCGGTAAATTAACCTTTTTCTTACCATCGCCTCTAAATTGTTCGGCATAACTTGCAGGAATTCCAAGTTCTAACATATCGCTTAAATCAACCGCGGATCCCGTACCGAATTCAACATAAGGCGCATAATACGCCCCGGCAATTACGGAAACGCTTTTTCCCTTCACTTCGGCCCTTATTGATTGCCTCAATGTACCTCCGGCATCTTGCCCAACCCTTGACGCTTTTTTTGCTCTTAAAGATATATCTAAGGCCGTAATTCCTAATTCTTTTGATAACTTTCTTTTGTCAAACTCTTTTAATTTTTTAATCTTTTTGTCAAGTTTGGCAATATCGGAACGGCTTATTTTTATACTCATTTACTGCGATTTTGTAGCCGTTATTTTTGTTAAGAAATCAATTTCAGAATCAAATTTTTCGTTAATTCTGTAATTCTGCGAACCATTTTCAGCGATAAAAATATCGCCTATTATAATAAGATCCGAAGTTTTTTTTCTGACTAAAAGTTCGATCTTTGTTTCTTGTTCACGTTTGCCGAATTTATCAGTAATTTCGCCGCTTATCTGTTTAAGATCACACCAAATAGTGGCAACATCTGTCAAAGTTGAATTAAATCCGCCATAACTATCGGCGGTTTTAACTAACCTTTTTATTGTAATCCTAGAATTTAAGTTTCCGCTTTGCATTTATAAAAACATTGTTTTATAACTCGTTAGTATTGTTTTTGCCGATGTTGGTATTTCTGTTATATCCTGAGAATCTGAAGAATTAAAATCCGCCCTATTATCGTAGTAAGTTGAAACCAATTGCAACATTGCTTGTTTTACTAAATTATCGTTTATACCTAAAGTTACGTAAGTAATTAAAACCCTTTCATCATAGCCGCCATCTAATTCAATAGTTTCGTTATCCAATCCTAGAATTTCATAATCTACCGTAACGGTATTATCAATTCTAACCTCTTGAATACTTGACACCGGGCCAAATGGCAAATCAAAAGTTCCATTTGTTGAATCTAAGTAATAAGTTCTGTTTTTGCTTACGATATCCCTAGAAATATAGTTTTCACACCATATACGGGCCATAGAAATCATATAGGTAATTATATTATCATCGAAAGCCGTATCGATTCTAACGTAATCCTTAACGTTTTGAACGGTTATAATTTCGGATCCTATAGTTGAATTTATTTTTATTTGCCTCATTTACTTAGTTTCTATATTGTTAGTTTTTAACTCTTTTGTTTCAAACTTTTCTTTATTAACTTTTTTAGGTATATTAATAGCTAATTTCTTTTTAATCCAATTTGATGCAATATTGTTAGGTAAATTTATTTTATCACCTTCATTATATCTTTTACCATTTCTTAAAATTGGTATAATTATTTCTATATACATAATATATTTTTTGTAAAGATAAAAAAAAAGCAGCACTATTAAAATAGCGCTACTTTAAAACAAAAAAAACAAAAAAACATTATAAGAGTGCAAAGTTATTAAAATTTTTTAAATACTTACCATTTTTTCTAAAAGTTAAAGAATGCATTTTTCCATTATTTTTAATGATATAAAACCCATTGTGTGAATTGATCCAAATTGCGAAATAATCAACTGTTTTTGTCGAATAAAGTTCTTTTTTAGTATTGTACAAATAACATCTTGCTACTTCGTTAGTACTTGAACTTGATTTAATTTGAATCTTTTTGAATCCTTTGTCTGTATTAGTAACGCAATCATAAACCGACGTATTTAATAATGGAAAAGAAACTTCAATTTCGCGTTCCATTGCCTTAACTGCGAACCTATATTCTACGATACAACCGTTTAAATTAAAATCCATATAGTAAAACTACAATAAAAAAACCGCCTATAATTAAATAAGCGGTTAATAAAACAAAAAAACAAAATATTTTTTACAAATTATCGTCTTGCCAACATTTTTCAGAACAAACCCCCGGTTCGTCAATTTCTTTACTGCAAACATTGCAATTAAATTCTTTTAAATCTTCAGGATCAAAATTATCAAAGTAACTCATATTTTTATTTTTTATATTTTAAATCATTTTCTAAATAGTACAATTCCCGTTCTAAATATTCAATAGCCTTTTCAAGATCTTGAATTTCGTTTTCTTTTTTTCCGGCCCGACAAATGTATTTTAATACATTGCCTAAGTTAAAATTTAGATCGTAATGTTTTACAACGTCAATAATATCGTAATCCTGACCGCTTTCATAATGTTTTGGTGTGCTCATAATTTTAATGTATTCTTTTTATTTATTAATAACCCTTATTTGTATGCTTTATTGTTTTTACAGATTTTTTTAGTTGCTTATTTTAATTTGAATAAGGTTTATATTTATTTATATGCTCTTCAAACCATTTATTTTGAAACTTTACGCCGTTAACCTGCAGGAACAACCTATGTTCTGTTAATAAAAAGGCCATCTTACTTTTAATTTCCCCTAATTCCACGTGTTTAACCCTAGTTAATAGCATTAGGTTTTCGATTCTGTTTTCTCTGTTAACAATGTGGTGTATATCCACGCCTTTACCTCCGCTAATTTCGCAAGGAATAAAATCGCTTATATCGTAACCTAAAGCATCCATATAAATTTTAGTGTGTTTCTTCATTATATTTTATTTATTTCTTGTTTAACTTCTTTCCAATAATTCCTTAATTCTTCTGAATAATACACTAAAGTATTATAACTTTTTATTATTTCATCTACACAAATTAATGCACATTGTTTAGAATTTATTAAACGTATTATTTCACTATCCTTATACCTGTTATCGTCGACATATTCCGTATGCTTGCAGTTAAAAATAAATTCACTTACTAAATCGTCTGCTTTTTCTTTTGCTGTCATAATTTTAAATATCTTTTATTTTTACATTTGCATTAGAAAGCCATTGATCAAATCTGTTTTGCCTTGTAACAATTAAATCAATACGGCCCATATCCTTCATAATTACATCACTAATATTTTCAGAAACTTTTTCTTTAAAACCCTGAATTAAATAATCGATATGTTTTAGATCTCTTTTTAATGGCGTTCCAAAAATATACTGATCTTTAAAAACCTTATTTAACAAATTCCTTTCTATTGTAAAATTTTGGCAAATAGTTTTTCCGTTTAATCCTCTTGAACCGGTTCTATTTAATTCAATAGACAATTCAAATTCAAAGTGTGTCGTTTTATCCATTTTAAAGCACTTTAATTAAACCGTTTTGATAATAACAACATACCAATCCCGTTTGTAAAATAACTGTCTTAATAGGCGCTAAATTACGCTTAACTAATTCCGTTTTTATTTTTCTTTTAAGTCCTTTCATAATTAAAAGTTTATTTTTTATTTAGGTTAATTATTATTTTAACAACCATTAAACCTATTATTAATAACATAATTATTTCTTTTGATTCCATAATATTTAATTTTATTTCTCTACTCATAATTAAAAGTTTATAGAAATTAATATTATCACTATTATCGTTATTACTCCTAAAAATACTTGTTTGTTTAGTTTTTCTTCGTTCATTTTGTTTTGTTTTTGTTTGTTTTGCTTGCATCAAAGATACAACGCATTATTAAATTAAAAAAATATTTTAAATTTTATTTTAAAGTTTTCTTTTAATTTGTCCTAAAACACTTGTAAATAAAGGGCATAAAAAAAAGGCCCGAAAATTAATTCAGGCCTTTTAATATGTAAAATACTATTTATTAAGCGGTTTCAAGTAACGCCTTTGCAGCGGTAAAAGTTCCTTTAACAAATGCATTCGGTAAGTAGTTCGTTAAAGCTACTCTCTCTGATACTCTTACAGTAACAAAGCCATCTCTTACGTTTGTGCCATCCTCTCTAAAGAATTCAACGTTTACGCCTTCACGTACCCATAATTGTGTGCCAACTCCAAAGTTTCCAATCAAGAAAGATCCTGCAGCAATTGCAGTATTTAAAACAACCTTAACGCCCATAAATACCGGCTGTAAACCTCCGTAAACTTGGTCTTTTAAGTAGTTGTTATTTGTATCTTTTAATAATAAGATTTTATGAAAATCACTAGGATTTAATAAAATAGTATCAGCATTATAATTAGATAAAGATAATTGATTTAATGATGCAACAATTACATCAAATTCGTTTGCAGCTTCAACGGTACCCGCTAAAGATCCCGCAGCAAATGCAGCCGAATCGCCAATAATACCGCTTAATTGAGCGCCTGAACCTGATCCACTTAAAATTTGTGTATCCTCAACTTCTAACAATTTTTCCGGCGCACGCGCTGAAAGGTAAGAAGTTAATTGAGGCGTATCAGATAGCATTTCTTCAGAAATTCTGAAATATGTTCCGATTTTTCTCACGTTTGCATCACTTGCAGTCATATCAAAATCAGATTGCGTCAAGGTTGCGCCTTCAGCGGTTGCTGCTGCTCCGTTTGAATATCCTGATTCTTTCACAAATCTAACAACATCGCTTTGAGTTGATCCCAATGCCAAAAGTTGTCTAATATGAACCGGTCTAGTTGGATCAAATTTGTATCCTGCTACTCTATCAGCCGGTATAACTTCACCCGTAAAATCTGCACCGATAGTCATATCAGCTTTTAACTCAAAAGAAGCACTTCTTGAATTACCCTTTGAAAGGCCTTCAATTGCTCCATTTTTTAAAGCCTCGCTTAATGCTCCTTTAAAAGTCATTTTTGTAGATGCTGCAAAGTTCTTTTTGTTAGAAACTTCCATTGCATCAAAACGATCATTTAATTTGTTACTTATTTCCACTATTTCGCCCTTTGTTACTTCGTTTGCTTTTAAAGCGCCTTCACTTTGTAACTTATTCGACTTTTCAATTTTAGAATCAATTGCTTCATTGAATTGATCTAGTTGATTTTTGATATTTTCTTCCATTTTTTAATTTTTTAATGAATTAATTAAATATTTATACACTTCAGAATCATTGCTTTTTACCTCAACATTCGGCAAAGTGATTTTTTCAACCGGCTTTGTGAATTCAATAAATAATGATTTTAATTTTAAAACTTCCGCTTCAATGGCGAATCCCATATCGTCAGAAATATTTCCTTTTTTTAATAATTTTGAAAGGTTATCATACCTTTTTGATAATTTATTTACATCAACGTTTCCTTTTACGTCTAATATTTTCGCCTGATCGTTTGCAGCCAATGTAACGGCGCTAATCTCATACAATTTAACTTCCGTTATTTCACGAAATCCGGCTTTCTCTTTGCCTTGTAACGGTAAAATACCGACACTATTTTCAGTAATTATTCCCGCCTTCATTAATTCAATAACATCTTTACCTAATTGAGTTTGTGCAATCTTAGCAACAAAAACCAATCCTTTGTCATCTTCATAAAGTTCCTGCATTTTACCAATAGGCAACGCCATATCGTGCTGATATAAGTACTTAACACGTTCGCCATTTTCAGACAATGTTTTTTTATAAGCGCCTTTCATTATAATATCGTTGTCAGAATCTTTGTTTCCAAAAATACTAGCATAACCTTTTATAATTCCCGCGTTTTCGTCAGTATCGATCAACTTATCAATTGGCGCGGCTTTATATAACATTTGATTCATAAAAAAATTTTTTGTAAATATACGAATTTAATTTTTCTGTAATTTAATCATCTTCTAAATTGGATCCGGTTGCGTTTATTGTATTAATTATATCTAAATTATTTACCCCGGTCGTATTTGCGCCACCTAATCCGAAATTTATATCCGTTATTTCTGTGGCCGCCTCGGCATTTGTTTTCGGAAATGGTGCAACGCTGCACCTGCAATTGATAACCTCAGCTGAAGGCCCCGCAGGATCACCCGGATACATCATAAAGGCACCGCCAACATTAAAAGAATCATCATAAGGAATTGGATTTCCTGAACCTGCATCCACGTGCGTATCCCTTGTTCTATCATCAAATGAAGATATCCATTCTTTCATCATTTGCGTGCCCGGAAATATTGT